GAACCGACCGCAGTCCACTTTGTACCGTTACCAACGTACAAAGTCGAACCGATACGGGCAATGCCTAATTTATTCCGGGTAGTGTCGCTCGGTATCTTGGCAATGCTATCCGCAACCATTTCCTTCATCTTAATGCCCTGCCCCGGATATACCCATGGGGTTTGCCCGAATACATTTACCGTTATCAGACTAACTATTAACAGGAATATCGCACGTATCATATTGATTGAAAACTTTAATTTGTAAACTCAACTCAACACCACTGATATAATCTTCAAACTTTTCTGTCAGTACAGTGAAATTTGCATTTTCAGCTAACCACTCCCTGACCTGACTTTGTTTAAGCAAACTCCAAATGTCTTTGGCTGTTTCTAATTGGTCACTAATCACATCATCATCAAACTGTCCTTCCCTACCGGACAAATCCAAAAACCATATCCTCAAATCGTACAAAGTATAACCAGCCTCCAGCGTACCCGTTTCCAAACGAAAACAGCATAAAGGAAACTCAGGCTTTTCATTTCGGTACATCCACTCCAGAGGACTGCTGAACCTTACCTCCTTTATCATGGCATGATCCTGAAGTATTGCCCTTATTTCGTTCCTTAATCTTTTGTACGTCATTGAATTTTTCTAATACTTTTTTTATGTAAACTTCTTTCTTTACATAACCTCTACTCATAAGTAAATGAATTTAAACCACTCGTCAGGTGAAACAGGGTTAATAAACGATACCGTCTTACCAGTTATATTTACCTCATCTGTTAATGTGGGATTTGCCACAATCTTTTGTACTATTCCTGACCTCACGGCAATTATTACATTTTTACCCTGTAATTCATCCACATCAAACGTGTCAAGGCCTTGATCCGGGTAAACAGTAATTTCCTGCGGAGGGACGTAATAAGCACCGGGAGTAGTTGTAGTTTCACAGGGTACGGAATCACTCATATCACCTAAATAAATCGGGCATTCATAGCCTAATGTAATTGGTTTAAGTATATCCCATCCACAACCAGGTGAAGCGTACTCACCGAAATAATTATAATTTGCCATCAGGTAGTCAATCATCCTTTGGCGGTAAAACTCTGCCTTGTTAGAATAATTCTCAGCTAAGTAATTCAAATCACCCCTTGACGGCGTATTACTTTCATCGGCTGTTTTCTGTAACGTACCCTTTGCAAAAATCTGATAGGCATTAGGTAGTATCAACTCCGCCATCGTTGCCCAAATAAGGCAGTCGGTAACATAGTCATTCAGTAGAGTAACCTCATAGCTGTTCAGATTGTTATCCTGAATCCCTGTTTGTAACCTTTTGTAAAGAGTTGAACCCAACGCAGGCTGCACGAAAATATCCTGTGCCAACTTGATGACAGGCTTTAACTGTAAGCCATCAATAGCCCGGCTGACTGCTGTCCTGTCCTTCAGGGTTTGCTCTGATGTGAAAAGTATGTTTGCACTCATGATTTACGTAATACGATGTGTGTTTCCCAACGATGCCTGCAAAATGGTTGATGACTGCCATCTGGTAATGTTAACCAACCTCCACGGCTATCCCATACACTATACCCCATCCTTTGGCTAATCTTTTCAATGTCTGCACGGGAATAGTATCTATCCAGTTCAAGCATCTTAGCGCAAAAATCCCTATTTCTGTCATCCTTCGGCCCTTCATACGAATACCTAACTAATATCTGTGTTGTCGTAGGCTTAACCGGTGGCTTCTTTATAATAGATGTTATTTCGCCTTTAGTCTTTATATACCCTGCTTTTTCCAGTTCTGATATGACCTGTTTAACCACAGCCACATCCTGCCCTGTTACGTCTGCAATGACCTCAGGGGTTATCCTTTCATCTTTTGAAATCAGGTTGACAATATCAGCCTCCAATGTGCCTAATTCTTCCACTTTGGCAAATGCCATAACTTCGCTATCTAAGGAGAATGCTTTAACCTTCACAAATGATTGTTTAGGTTCACCAACGCTGCGAAATTGAGCAACCAACGCATCCATGCCTTCTGCACTGAACTGCTGTTCATCTTCGCCTAAGAAGTTCAGTATCTCAGCTTCATTCAAACCATAGCCACTCTGAAGCATTGTAACCGCCATAGGACGGGTTATTTTACCCTGACCATAGTGACGTACTACCCTCATAATATTTTGCATCTGACGGCCTGTTAAATTCGTCAGGCTGTCATTCGTTCCGGGAGTAGTTACCGGCTGTACTGCTGTCTGTAATTCGGGGTAATCGTCAACATTAATACCCAACTTGTCAATGAAATACTTTTTAGGAAGTCCAATGGCAGTAATCATATCAGTTGTAATCTCAAAACCCAACGGTTCAACAGGCATGATCTTCCTACCTGCTGCCTGACCGCTGAGCATGATTAAACCGTTAAAGTTTTCCTCGTGAACCTGCTGCCGTGCCGTTACATAAGTATTATTAAAAATCTCATAGGCATCACGCATCTCATTCCTACCGCCTAACTGCCCCTCAGTCTTAATGCCAAAAAGAATAGGCGAAGTTATCTGATGAGCCGCAAAAATCTCCTGCTGAATTAAATTATTGATATTGGTGAAATCCTCCTTAGTCAGCATCGTACTGCCTAAGTCTGCAATACTTACCGCACTTTCAGTATTGTTATTGAAAGACAACATAAACCTCTTGCCATCCGCACCGGTAAACTTCTTTGCTATTGCCTTTTCAATCTTTTCCTTTTCTTCATTGCTCGGAACACCGTTGTTAAAGTTTATCAGCTTGCTTGCTACAAAACCGTCCTTTGCCATGCCTAAAATATGCTGGCTCAGTAACCTGTCCGAATCAATGTAATTCAAAGCCTGATAATAAGAAGGCAGCGGATATACGTCATTCTGATCCCCATCCTGCTTATACATGAAAATCTGTGTGCCTGTCCTATTACTTACATCAAAAGCCTTGTATTCTCTTTCCTTTGCCCTGTCTTTTGTAGTGAATTGCTTGTTAGCATCCCATTCGTCTTTAACCCAAAACAAACTGTTATCTTGGTTAGTCCTTACCTTATGAAATTTCAAATGGTAAACAGACGCAATCTGCCCGGTCTTACTCCAAACAATTTGTAAGTAATAACCGCCAAACTTTTCATCGTCCAAAATACATTTCCTTAGAATATCATTCCACGTTTCCCCCAGGCTATTAGCAGGCCTTAAATTGTCTGCCTCACTCAACCCCTTACCAAAGATGTAAGTCCTTTTACCTTTGATAATAGCCCCGTGTTTGGGGCTTTCATCGTATAACTCATTAAGGAAAGATGGGTAGTTGTTGTATTCGCCAAAGTTGACCATCCCACCTTTACCCTTTTCGGTAAACTTAGGACGTTCAGCCCGTGCAAAAATCAACTCAACAACATTGTATTTAACTTCCATAGGTTACGTATATATTGTCCTGACCGCTGTAAACAGTAGGGGTAAAATCTTCATTGTGTAAGTTCATATATCCCTGACAAGTACCAACCGAAAATATCCACAAGCCACCATCGTAACCGTCAAACACACTGCCCGGAATTGTTACCTCGTCATACCTTAATACCGTACTTTGATTACTACCTGACCATTCAACAACATCGTTAGTCAGTTGATTGGTAAAAGTAAAATCAAAATCAGTCTGCAAAGTTCCTGTTTCAGAACTGAGAGTAAACAGAACCCTATTGTCAATATTTCGGTAAATATGTATCATAAAAAAAGGGCAGGGGTCATCCCCGCCCCTATTGGGTATCTCTATTCAAACATTAGCCTGCTGTTTCCAAATCTTCGCCAACACTCGTTTCAACCTGTAATACAGGCTCAAACTGAACTCCGGTAAATGTCAAATTGTAACCGTTACGATCTCCAGCAGCCACACCCGATGTGCCTTCTGCTGTATTCATCCAAAGGCCGGTATCTTTTCCGTACATCGTATAACGCCCTGTCAGTTCCTTCATCACGATAATCACCCGGCTTTTAGCCAAAACCAAAACCTGGTTTCTTGTCGTTGCATCCCTTTTGTTAATTGGGAATGTAACCTCATGTGTGAAGAAAAGTGAACCGTTGGCAGTGTTTCCAGTCGGGGTATCTTTACCCTCTGCCGTTTCCTGTGGAATCTCAAACTTGTAAAACCTCTTGCCGGTTGCCTTAGTAATCGCAGTAACCAAACCACTGGACTCTGTTACTTCTTCGACATCGTTAAAGGCAATAATATACAGTTCCTTATTGCCACCGGCTTGATCCCGACAATCTATAGTATAACCACTTGATATAGCACAAGCCATGAAAAAAGTTATTAAATGGGGGCATTGCCCCCGTTAATTAAATTGCTGATTTAAACTTCACACATTCCTGAGTGAACGCCACGTTAACACCCATTTTGAATGCAGCCCTGAAACGTGCTTCGTTGTTGTCCTGAGAATACCACAGCTTGTAGTTTTCTTCTTCACCGGCAACATCCACACCGATAGCCACATTTGAAAGACGCAGAGCATACAGGTCGCCCGTGCCGTCCAGACCGTGTACGGCTTCCAACTTTATACCAGTACCCGGAACCCTCAGACCGCCATAGTTGCTGTTATCGTTGAAATCGTAATGGAAAAGGTTGGCAGCGATACCGGCATGTACATACAGGTCATACACATCGTAACCACAGAACACAACCACATCGGTCATTCCTTTCAGAGCAGCCGGGATAGCTTTGTGAACTGATTTAACAACGTTGATAACGTTTGATTCGCTGATGGTAGCGATAACGCCTGCACCAGTGAAACCGTTTACGTTGGCATCAACCGGGCTTCCGGCATCAATCAACTTCATCAGGCCGTCAAACTTATTCAGGTTGATGTTAGTGCTGGCAGTATCACCTTGCCACAGGGCTGTTTCCAGTTGGCTGGCAATTTTCTCATTCTTACGATTGAGGTATGCAGCTTCCCATGCAGCAGGATCAAAACCTTCATAGGTAGAACCGGCACGCATAGCCTCCTGAATGAATGATGTTTCCAGTGTCTTAGGGCAAAGGGCTTCTTCCAGTTTAATTTTGCCAACCGTTACGGTACGCTGACTGAATGAAGTTGTACCTGAGGGATCCCATCCGCAGGCATCCGCTAAGAATGCCGCATCAGTTTCCATCAGTGGAATGCTCTCAGCAGACTTAACGCCTGTGAGGACAATGCCTGAACGCCTGATAAGGTCTTGTGTCTTTGCGCCAAATACAGCAGCCGTCAACAGTGGTTCAACGCTTTGCCGTGTATATGCTCCAATCGAACCTAAAGAAAATGCCATGTTATCTTACTTTTTTTGGGTACTGAATAATGATTTAGAAAAGTCTGAGAGTTTCTCAGCTATATTTTCTGTTTGTGTAAACTTTTGTTTTGATGGAGCAACCACCGGATCGGGGTTTGCAGTTGGCTGCTTTGCCAGGTCATCCATTGCCTCAATCACTTTTGAAAACATTTCCTTTGTTTTCTCTTTGTAGTCGGCAAACTCTTGAACCATTGCCTCAAACTGTGCAAGTGAAGGAGAGGGAATAACCGGGGCTTGTGCCATTGGAGCTTCAACAGGTGCA